CGAAGCCGACAGACTCAATCGTCAAGTTGAGCGACGGGTTGAGCGGATCCTTCAGCCATTCGATACGGTCCGGTGCGGTCCACGTCACGGGCGACGACGAAACCCACGCACCAGTAATCGGCAGACCGCCCGAATAGTAGGTGGCCCGGGCCCGATAGATCACAGGCTGCCCGCTCGCCGCCTCGTAATCGTCGACCGCAAACGTTGATGCGTTGCCCGTCGAATCAACGAGCGTGGCGTAGCGAACTGGCCCCCACTCGGTTGGCCCCACGTCCTTCCGCTCAACCTCGATGAACTCCCACGCCTCGGAAGCACCTACACGTGTAACAGTGACAGCGATCTTCCCTGCAGCGTTGTTCGCGACAGCGGCAATCGTGACGTCGGATGTGTCGACGTCGACCTCGAACTGATCGAACGCAAGCGCCGACCAGTGTCGCTTTCCGTTCACGCTTTGCGCCACCTGCACATACGCCCTGTACGACGTGCCGGAAGCAAGCGGCACCGTGTTTCTCGTTGTTGCGCTGGTCTCGATCACGCCAGTGTCGGAATACGCCGTCGACGTGTCAGGGTTGAAGCCGCCGGCACCGTACTGGGCTGCGGTGTACACCTTCATCCGGAAGTGAGTTTGTGCGCCGCCATCAGCGTCGAGCGTGTTCGTCCACGAGATCGCCACCGACGTCGAAGCCGTGTACGGGTCAGGGACGGCGTCGACCGCCGTGACCGGCTTAGCAACCGTGACCAGATTGACGTACAGTTCCAAAGTCCGCGTGGTCGAAGTCAACCCTTCGACTTCGACCTGCAGAGCGTCAATGTCGCCCTGCGAGTAGCCGATGGGCACCGGTGAGGTTGTCAACGTTGCAGCGCTGGCCGCACTTGCGAAGGTCGTCGAGATGGGGACACTGAACGGCGATGGCCGGATCAGCTTCGCAATCGCCGAGCCAGATTGACTCAGCCGAACGCCAACTGATGCCGACTTGGTGATCTCGCCAGCAGCCAGCGACTTCGTGGTCAGCCCGAGCCTGAAATCTTGGCCTGACGTGAGGCTGACGTAGGACGCGTCCGAGTCGTCGGATGTTGCCCCATGCCGACTGGCGTTGTTAACGAGCGACCCGCCCGAAATAACCGTCGAGTTCGGCCTCAGCACCGTTGTGGTCATCGCATCCCCGCTTCCAAACCGGCCAACAGCTCGGCGTCACGCTCATCGAACATGCCACGAACCGTCACGCCATCCATCAGATGAATATGGACCGGAGCACGACCGCCACCGCCACCCGACATCAGCTTCGTCACGTCGTTCGACGACAACACAAACTCGCCCTGCTGCGCCATGATCGGCACATCGCGACGAGGCCCGCTCGGGTTGCCGACGAAGCCCCCGGTGTGCAACCTCGGGATGTGCGGGAACGGATCGAGTGACGGGACGTTCAGCTCTGGGAGTCCGACCGTCACGCCGAACGCCGAAACCGATTGGCCGCCGATCGAGAAACCGGGCAGGCTCAAGTTGTTCCATGCGTCGATGATCATGTTGATGACACCCTTGAAGCCGTCATACAGCGAATCGAACGCGCCAGACACAGCGTCAGAAATCCGGCCGGGCAGACCCGTCACGAAACCGACAACGGCGTCGATACCCGTTTCCACGAAACCGGAAATGGTGTCCCAGATTTCAGACGCGAACGACGACACAGCATTCCACACGGTTTCCCACGCCAACTGAATGGCGTCGATCGCCAACGTGATCGTCAACGCCACCGCATCGATCGCAAGCTGCACGAGCGCCTTGATGCCGTCCCACACGCCCGACAGGATCGTTTTGATCCCGTTCCACACGCCGTCCCAGTCGCCCGAAATCAGCGAAGTCACTGTTTCGATGTATCCGCGCACGATGTTGATCGCAGAGTCGATGACCGTTTTGATCGTCTCCCAGACCGTCTCGATGTATCCGAGAATCCGATCGCCGTGCGTCTCCCAGATGGCCGTGATGACATCGGTGACGGTTTCGATGACGGTGCGCACGATGTTGATCGCAACCGTGACGACCTCCACGACCGTGTCCCACACTGTGAGGAACACCGCCTGGATCGTTGGCCAGTTGGTTTGGACCCACGTCACGACCGCCTGGAACACATCCACGATGCCGGCGGCCACATCCTGGATGATCGGCCACACGGTGTCACGCAGGAACGCCGCCACGGCGTCAACAACGTTGCGGAACCCCTCGAAGTTCTGGTACGCGTACACCAGTCCGCCACCGAGCGCAGCAAGTGCGGCGATCAGCAAGTACATCGGTGCTGCAGCAGCGACCGACGCGACAGCAGAAGCGACCAGCGGAGGAACCAGGAACGTCGCGATGCCAATACCAACACCGATGAACGCTCCGGCCACGACCGCTTTGTTGTCGAGCATCCACTGGAACGCACCCTCGATCGAGTCCCTGATCGTGTCCCAGTTGTCGATGAAGAAGTCGACCACCGCACGCGCCGCGCCCACGACCGCATCGAACGCAGTCTCAGCAATCGGGACGACAGTGTCCTTCACGTAGTCCATGACGTCGGCGATCACTTCACGCACCTGCGGCCAGTTGTCCCGAACGAACTGGCTGACCACAGCGAACGCATCTTCGGCGCGCTCCATCGCTCTCTCGACCAGCGGTGCCAGCTTCTCGCCGACCGTGATCATGAAGACCTGAAGGTTCGCTTTGAACCTGTCGAAGATCGGACCCAGCCCGGTCATCATCTGATCGAACGCTGCCTCGGTAGCGCCCGCGGCGTTGCCCATCTCGCCGATGTTGTTTGCGAACGAATCGTCCGAGGACAACGCCAACGCAGCGCTGCCAGCCTCGACCGACCCGAACAGGTCTTGGATCTGGACGCCCGACTCATCGGCGGCAACCTGCATGATGTCGAGCGCCTCAGCGGTGTTGCCGCCTGCAGCGATGAACTCTTGGAACGACTGCCCAGCGGTCCTCTCGAACACCTCAGCGGTGTTGCCGCCAGCCTTTGACAATTCAACGAACAGCGAACGCAGCTGCGTTGTTGCCTGAGCGGTCGGCACACCCTTGGCGGTCAGCGTCGCCAGGCCCGCAGCCACGTCTTCGAACTCGACGCCGAGCCCAGAAGCAATCGGGGTCACGTTCGACAGCGACGACGAAAGCTCCTCGAACGTCGTCTTACCGAGACGCACCGCCGTGAACATCAGGTCCGACGCCTGAGTGGCATTCACGACATCGGAGCCGTACGCGTTCACGACAGAGCTGATGCCGTCAACCGCGACCGTCAGGTCGGTGACGCCGCCCTTCGCGGCCATCTGCGCCGTCTCCAGGAACTCGAACACGTTGTCCTTCGGGACGCCAGCCGACAAAGCCTGATACAGCGCCGGGACAACCTCGTCGGGCAGGACACCGAACTCCGTTGAGAAGTTCTTGACACTGCCCGACATCTCCGACATGGCATCGTCGGTGATGCCGGGCAGCAACGTGAACACCTCGTTCATCGAGCCTTCAAACTCGGCAAACGCAGCAATCGACTTGACCGCACCAGCAGCGGCAGCGACACCGATTGCAGCGCCAGCAGCGATAGCCACATTGCCAACGTTTGTAGCGAACGCGCCGAGCTTGCTGTCGGACTGGCCGAGCTTCCTCAGCAGATCTTTGTTGTCGCCAAGAATGTTGACGGTCACGTTCTTTGCCATGCTCGCCCCCTTCGTCACTTCTTCTTGCTGCGCTCGGCCCGATCGCTCAGGTACTCGATAGCGACCTCAAGCACCCACGGGTCCTCAAGGTCGGCGAGGCTCAGTCCGTGACCGGATTCGATGGCGACTGCAACGGCGCACCAGAGGGAGGAGTCTCTGAGTTCTCTGTGCCCAAAGGGACTTCCTCAACTCGGATATCGGTTGCGGTGACCGTTTCGATCCACGCGTCAAAGGAGGGTGCGTGAACGCCGCCAGCCTGAAACGCCATCCAGATCATCATCGATGATTCGGTGTCGCCAGTGTCGTCCGGCCCAATCTTCAACTTGAGGTCTTTTTCGAGTCGCTTCGTGACCGATGGTGTGATGATGTGCTCGATGACTTTGCCGTCGATGAGCGCTTGGCCGTACTTGATTTTCATGTGGTGTTCTCCCTGTTGTTGTGACGGCCTCAGGTGAGGCCGTGCTTCTTCGTGACCTTGTCGATCCCATCCTCGTAAACCTCGTAGATGTCGTTGAGCCGAGCGCTGGCCGCATCTTCGAGGAACGGGTTCGGTGTGATGTTGCGCTTCGGCCATCCGTAGTATTGGACGGGCACATACGGCATTCGAGCGAAGCCGGCGCGAACCACACCCCGCTTTGCCTGTCCAGCGGCACGGATCGATTTGGCCATAGCCCCGGTCTTGCGGCGGGCGCGCGGCACAGCATCGACAGCGACCACCTCGGCCGCCTTCTTGTGCGTTGCCTTGAGGTCTTGCAGTCCGCCCTCGACGCCACGCAAAGCGCGACGCAGTTCGGCGAGGTCTGCCTGCAAGTTGACCTTGGTCACGTCGTGGCGTAGACCGGCTCAGTCTCCGTTGGTCCCGACAGCGTCATGATCTGACGATCGCCGCGAGTTGCACTCAACATGAAGGAAACGGACGGCACACGGAACTGGAATGTTGCGGACGGGTTCGCCGGCGCCACATCGGCGTCCTCGGGCTTGAGCACCACATCGACGATGGTCTTCGCCAGCGCAGACAGGAGCGTCCACGACTCGCCGGTGCCGTATCCA